TAAAACTATCGCCATTGTCATTTCCTAATGCACCTGTGGTATCTGCTGCAAAACTTAATACTTTTTTTTCCCAAGTATTTGCAGATGATATTGTTACTAAAGATCCAATTCTTCTGCTGTTATCTTCGTCTACAAGATTAACTGTAAAATTTCCTGTAAGGTTTGATTTAATCCAAAATGCTAAAGTAAATGTTTCTGCATTAGAAGTTCCTTTTTTAAATACTTGAAAATTTTGACCTTCGCATCTTTGCTCAAAAGTCATTAAATCTCCTGATGCAGGACTAGCATCTGCTGTCGTACAATCTATTTTAAATGAACTTGCAAAACCATATCCTGTTGGTACATCTGTGCTTTGCGATATGGTATATGCACCATAGCTATTAATATTTGTTCTCCACCTATCACAAGCAAAATATGAATCTGTACTTGCACTAGATGTGCTTGTACCTCTTTGAGCTATTTTCATATCACCATTTACAATTAATGGAGTAGCAGTTTTTCTATCTAAAGCTACTGTGTTATCTGATACTGTGCCATGTAATGTTAATGCCATCTAACTCTCCAATGCTGTAATTCTTGCTTCTAATTCTTGTATTGTTTTGACTAGCAAAGGTACAAGTTTACTTTGGTCGATTGATTGATAAATAGGATTATCATTACTATCTTTTGCATCTTTTGTTCCTGTTACTGCTAATGGTACAATAGATGATACTTCATGTGCTAAAAATCCCTCGACTGTATCTGATTCATCTTTAAAATTAAATTTACAAGGTTTTAACTTTTTAACTTCTGTTGTTGCATCAAATGTATAAGTAACATTTTCTTTAAGTCTATAATCTGATGATGTGTTAAAGTTCGTTACAGATGATGTCCAAGCGATAGAGCCAACCTGTGTTCCATCAACTCTTTGAAAATTTATACCAAAACCACCATCTGATACTCCATTTCTAAATGTTGCACAATGCTCACTTCCTGTTCTGCTTTTAAGTTGCAAACACCCACCATTATTAGTAAGTTCACTTGTTATGCCACCAAATAACATTTGACCTTCTGCATCTATAACAAATCTATCTGTGCCACCTGTTTTAAAATCCATTTGGTCATCTGTACTTGCATGAATACTTGTATCTGCATCAGCATCTAACACTAATTCGTTTCCTTGACAATCTATCGTAGAACCAACAGTAAATTTAGTTGTGCCATTAGACTGTATGTCTACTGTGCCACTTGTATCAGATACAAACTTTAATCCGTCTGATGTATCTGCATTTATGATAACTGCCATTATAGTATTACTAACCTCTCTCCTGATGGGATTGTTACTGTAACCCCTGAATTAATTGTAAGTGGTCCAACACACATAGCTGATTTGTTGGTAGATAAAGTATAGTTGGTTGTAACTACTCTTTCGTTTTCTTGGAATACTTCATCGCCACCTGCTCCAGTAGCACCACCACCTCCACCGATTGCACCCCAAGCACTACCATTGTAGCCCTCAAATCCTGTTGTTGTTGTGTTAAATCTAAACATACCAGTTGCAGGTGAGCCATCTCGTTGAGCTGTCGTACCTACAGGTATCTCAGCACTTCCTGTACTAGCAGTTTCTATAACCACACCTGTAAGTGATGAGCCTGATCCTGAAAATACTGTTGCTCCTAAAGTGCCTGAACTAGAATTAAATGTCAGATTACTTCCTGACTTAGGTGCAAGGTCTCCAGTTGCAGCAGTCGTAAATAATGGAAAACAAGTAGTATCGCTACTCTCATCAGCTACTGTTACATTCGTTGAAGTTGTAGCAGTCGCAGCATTACCAGTTGTAGACCCTGAACTGCCTGAGACATTTCCAGTAACATTACCTGTCAAAGCTCCTGCAAATCCTGTAGCTGTAAGTATTCCTGTGTCTGAGTTAAATGTTAAATTCGTTCCTGATTTTGGTCCAAGATTACCTGTTGCGGCAGTCGTAAATAATACATTACAAGATGTATCTGAAGATTCATCGGCAACTGTAATAGTCGTTGCAATTGCTGCTGTGCCACTTGTATCTTGGTTTCCTGATGTATTGACACCAGGCAAATCAATGTTTCCTGTACCATCAAATGATACACCACCAATGTTTCTTGCAGTCTCAAGTGCCGTAGCAGTAGCTGCGTTTCCTGTGCAAGAACCTGATGATCCACTTGTATTACCTGTAACATTACCAGTTATGTTTCCTGAGAATGTGCCTGACAATACATCTGTGTTTGAGTTAAATGTTAATCCACTTGCAGTCTTTGGTCCTAAATCGCCTGTTGCTGCTGTAACAAACAATGGAAAACAAGTCGTATCAGTCGATTCATCTGCTACTGTAATCGTTGTAGGCACAAAACTTGTAGATGCTTTCCCATCTAGTTGTGTTTGTATACCTGATGTTACACCATCTAAATATCCAATCTCTGTAGAGGTTACTGCTGATACTGATACATCACCACTACCATCTGAAACCAATGCTCTTGATGCAGTTAAATCTGCCATCTTAGAAAAAGCTATTGCTGCACTTGCATTGACATCATCATTTACAATGACACCGCTTCCTATAGATGCTGTGCCTGTAACATTTCCTGTGCCATCAAAAGACCCTGATGTGTAAGTAACATCTCCTGTCAAAGCGATTGTTCTGCCTGTAGCCAAAGCTGTAGCACTTGCAGCAAGAGTTGCAGCAGATGCTGTACCAGTCAGATTTCCTGTAACATTACCTGTAAGGTTTCCTATAAATCCACCACTAGCAGTTATAGTTCCTGATGATGTCAGTTTTGTTGCAGTAAGATCAGGCATATTTGCAGCAATATTTGCTAGTGTTACTGCAAAGTTATCGCTTGATTGTACGATAGGAAATAAAGCACTACTCGATGGTGTCGTGGTAGTCGATAATTTTGAAATCTTTTTAGTTGCCATCTATTGTACTGTCCAAGTTGTTGTAGGATTAGTTGTATCTTGATAATCAAGTTCTGATATATCTGTTAAATCTTCTTGTTGTATTAATTCGTTGTTTTCTGTTGCTAATAAAAACAAGTTATCTTCAGTCTCTATATACCCTCTAGCTGTTTCAGGTACAGTAGTCCAGGTGCTAGAACTCGTTGTCTGTATTGTCCATGTGGTCATCAATATAACCCATAGTCGATTCTTGTTGTTGGCGCTACACCTGAGTGTCTATCTCTCTCGTTTGAACTGATGATGTCGTTTTTTGCTCTGTCGTAGTAAGATGACCAAACTTGTATTCTTTTATCATTTTGCAGATAAGGTTCTGCCTCTACTAATGCTCCATATAAATAAGCATCAGGATGATGGGTCAACATATCGTTGGTTGTATTAGAATCGGACAAAGCTGTAAAATGCTTAAAATATAGTATCTCTATCTGATATGCGCTATCCGGGGTCGGTCTAAGTTGTATGTTGTTGCCTATGATAGAAAATGCTCTCGGTTTACCTTTTGCGCTACCAGCATATATTCTGTCCATTTGTTCAGGTGTTAGATATTCTAGTGGTGTCTTGGGGTCTGTGTTTAGTTGTATGTTACGCATAGCAACGTAATTATCAGGCAAACTGTAAAACTCAGAGTCTGCAACTGTGTTTGCGGTAACTCTTGTCTCCATTCTTCTTATCTTGAAATCTCTTTTGTGTCTCGCTTCAGCTAATACTATAAAGTCAGGAATAGAATCAGTTAGGTCTGACCTGTTTAACCAGTCTGCTATAGCTGCTTTGAGTTCTGAATAATTTGATATTGCCATTATATTCGCCTATTTGTTGTTTTTAGATACCTATAGTCAGGGCTATTCAGTAACTTTTTTACTGCTTCTTTGTGATTTTTGTTAAATAAATCAACCCCAAATAGTCTTTTCCATTCATAAACTACAGTCATTGGTATACGAGCTGATAATCTAAATTCATCTCGTACACTATGGTCTTCGTTTTGAAGTTTTTTATTTTGGTCTATAAGGGGTTGAATATTTTCAATGTGTTCTATTGCGAACTCTCCTGTCGGATTATGATAGTGAAATATTTGATTATCGCCTATCTTTTTTTTCATTCACTTAACTCATCTATGTATAAGTTTGCTGTAGAACTTGCCACTATGGCAGCAACTTTCATGCCTCCGTCAATTTTGAAAACTTCCGGGTCATAAGCACCTAGTATGGTTGAGCTAGTGGTCGCTGTTGGGTTAGCCCCAAAAGCAATATGAACACCATTGGTGTCTGCCATAACTCTTACATACTCTGTGTTTGCGTTTGTCGCTGCTGTTTGTTGAGAGCCAGTATTTACAGTTCTCTTGATTGTGTTTGTTACTCTCATTTTCGACATCTCTATCTCCTAATTACGAATGTTACATCTAGTGCTACTGCACCTGTAGAGTTTCCATCAGTAATAATTTCGATAGAACCATCTTCTTCAACTCTGTTAAGTGCTGTTGGAACAGAACCATCCATTGTGCCTACTGCTGAACCTGAGTGTGCAACTGTAAATCCTG